CACCTAATGGTCCATGGATGCCAATGTCTGGCTCCCAAGAAGTCATTCAAGATGTTATCGGTTCATCAGTTCTTGGCGGAACAGCATTAACTGCTACATATAACGATACAGCAGGAACAACAACTCTTAAACTTAATGATACTACAGTAACACCAGGATCATATGGATCACAAACACAGATTCCTACTTTTACAGTAGATGCACAAGGTCGCTTAACAGCAGCAGGAACAGTAGATGTTGCAACAACACTTACAGTTTCAGGCGATGGAGCAGATTCAACATCAATCAATTTATTGACAGAAACACTAGAGGTTAACGGCGGAGAAGGAATTGATGTTCTTGTAACAGATAACACAATTACAATATCAGCAGAAGATGCAACCTCATCAAATAAGGGTGTTGCAAGCTTTGACGCAACAGACTTTACAGTAACATCAGGCGCAGTAACATTAAATGCTGAGCGTGTACAAGATATTGTTGGCGGACAAATTGTTGCAGGCGAAGGCATCGATGTAACATACGATGATGCAGCAGGAACCCTAACAGTAGATGCAGAAATTGCAACAACTACAAACCGTGGTGTTGCTTCTTTTGCTACAGCAGATTTTACCGTAACAGATGGCGCAGTATCTGTTAAGAACGTAAACCTTGGAACACAAACCACTGGTGATTACGTTGCAAATATCACAGGAACAGCTAACGAAGTAACAGTTAGCCCTACATCTGGAGAAGGAACCACAGTAACAATTGGTTTACCAGATGATGTAACAATTACCAACAACTTAAATGTTGGCGGAAACCTTAATGTAACTGGAACAATTAACTCAGTAAATACCACTCAGGTAAATATTGTTGATAATAAGATTAACCTTAATACTGACTTTACTGGAACTCCAACAGCAGATGCTGGAATTCGTGTAGAGCGTGGCGAAGGTGCAGATGTAGAAATTCTATGGAACGAGTCTGATGATCGCTGGACCCTTACAAATAATGGTACAAATTATCACGCAATTACAAGAAAGTTTTCAGGAACAATTGGAAACGGTGTTTTAACACAGATACCTGTAACCCACAACCTTGGAGCAAGAGATGTCTCTGTTCAAGTTTATGATTCTAATACATACGAAACCGTAGAGTGCGATGTAGTTAGAACTTCTACAAGTGTTGTAACACTAGGATTCACAGTAGCACCAGCCGCTGGAGCATATACGGTAGTAATCGTAGGATAAGGGGGCATTAAGTGTCTGTAAAAAGATTAGTCCCTTTACATGCAGTAGCATTAGAATCAGATCCAGTTGTAGGTAGAATTGGTGATCTTTATTATAATGTAACAGAATCAGAGCTAAGATACTATGATGGTACCACCTGGAATCCAATCGGTGGCGGAGCAATTACTGGCTTATTAGACCATGTTCATACTTACGACGGAAATGTTTTTTCTGTTTCGGAATCTACAGTTGCATCAACTGGAACCTTAGATGGAGGAAATCCATTTTCAGAGTTTGGAAACTTACCAGGAAATCTTGATGCAGGTGAAGCGTAATGGCTATTGTACAAATAAGACGTGGCACTACATCTCAATGGTCTCAATCTACTAAAATATTAAAAGTAGGCGAGCTTGGAATAGATACAACTCTTAATAGATTAAAAATTGGTAACGGTACAAGTCTTTGGAGTAACCTTCCTTTTATTATAGGAGATAGAGGTGCAGATAGTACAGTTCCAGGTCCAAAGGGCGATACTGGAGATCAGGGCCCAGTTGGCCCAACAGGTGCAGCAAGTACTGTGCCTGGACCACAAGGTCCAGCAGGGCCGCAAGGGCCACAAGGACTAAAAGGCGATACAGGATTAACAGGACCAAAAGGCGATACAGGATTAACTGGCGCAGCAGGTGCACAAGGAATTCAAGGTTTAACAGGTCCACAAGGTTTAAGAGGAGAAACAGGTTTAACAGGTGCAGCAGGTGCAGCAAGCACCGTACCTGGGCCACAGGGTTTAAAGGGAGATACTGGTGACACAGGACCACAAGGTCCACAAGGATTAAAGGGCGATACTGGAGATCAGGGCCCAGCAGGCGCAGCAACTTTTAATGGACAAACAGATGTAACAAACGCTGGTCTTACAATTGATAAAATTGCTTATCCTGCAATTACTAGGTTAGATGTAACAAATAGTGGATCTTCAGCATATCTATTTATGAATCAATATGGCGGAAGCAATCCAACAATATATGCAATTTCAGGTACAACCATAGCATTTAATTTAAATGTTTCTGGACACCCATTTTTGATTAGATTTTCTGGAGCAAATTACAACACAGGGCTGATTCACGTTTCAACAACAGGAGTCATATCTACTGGTACCGATGCTCAAGGCAAAACTAGCGGAACCCTATATTGGCAAATTCCTCAAGGTATAAACGGAAATTACGGATACCTTTGCTCGTTTCATAGTGGAATGACTGGTACCATAACTATTAAGGATATAGCAACAATATGACAATAGAGACCGTAGGTAATTGGGAATGGGAAGTAGAGGAAAGCGATACAGCGCCTCTGCTTAATTTGACTATCAAAAATATTTCTGAAAATAAAACAGTAAAACTACTTAATATTAATTGGGCTACTGGAAGAGAAGACTTTTTAGAGCACTCTTACAATATGGCAATTGAAACTCTGAGCGGAGGAGACAACTGCTGTCTTGAAGGAAAGGTTGTGATGATATAAATGGCATCTAGAATAAGAATAAGAAGAGGCACAACAACTCAATGGAACTCTTCTACCAAAATTTTGGAGTCTGGCGAACTTGGTATTGACACAACTTTAAACAAGGTAAAAGCAGGAAACGGAATTAATATCTGGTCAGCCTTGCCTTATCTAACACCACCAGTTGCAGAAGTACAAGAAATGGCACAAGATGGAGTAGCCGCAGCTTTATCTGCTGGAACGCATTCAAATATAGTTGTATCTTACAGTGATGAGAATAACAGCATAAGTCTTTCAACTGGTCCAGATGTAGTAACAACAACTAGTCTTTCAACAACTTTAACAGATTCAACAACTGGATATGTTCCATACGGAGATATTGGTCAGCCAGATGGAGTGGCTTCACTAGATTCAAGTGGTAAGATTCCAGACTCAGAAATTCCAGCCACTATTGCTAGAGATACAGAAATTCCATCATCAACATCTTCTCTATCAGAAGGAACAAATCTTTATTTTACAGATGAGAGAGCACAAGATGCGGTAGGTAACAGCCTTGGATCTGGATTATCATACAATGATACAACTGGTGCAATATCTGTAGATACTTCAATTATATCTACTAAGACATATGCTGAGACAACAGCTACTACAGCAGCTACTACAGTATTTAATAATATATTGGATTCTGCTCCGACAGCTTTAAATACTTTAAATGAACTTGCAGCAGCAATAAATGATGATCAAAACTTTGCAACCACTATTACAACAGCATTAGGAACAAAATTAAATACAGCAACGGCAGCTTCTGACTATTTAAAGATAACTGATGCTGCTTCTACATATTTATCACAAACAGCAGCTACAACAACCTACCTAGCTAAAACTCAGCCAGCTTTAGACTATCAGATTTTTAATAGTGGAACAGGTGGATACGTAGTAAATGGAACTATAAATGGACCAATTACTTTAATTCCTGGAAAGCCTGCCAGAATTTCTATACAAGCACCAGGACATCCGTTTTGGTTTCAAACTTCATATGGAGCATACAATCAAGCAAATGTTTATGAGACTGGTATAGCAGGATCTGGAACAGCTACTGGACAAATAGAAATTTTACTTCCACTAGATGCTCCACAGCTTTACTATGCATGTCAATTCCATGAGCCAATGAAGGGTGTTGTTTTATTTGAAAAAGATAGCAGCCTTCAAACATTTGCCGCCAAGACTGGGTCTTATACTGCAGTTTTAATGGATATGGGAAAGATTATTGAAATGTCAGGTGGCGGAACCTTTACAATAACAGATTCAACATCATTCCCAGTAGGAACAACATTTGAAGTTCTTCAAACTGGATCTTCTCAGGTAACAATAGCTGGAGATGGTTTTACTATTAATGCTACACCAGGTTTAAAGCTCAGAACACAGTGGTCTGCCGCAACTATAATCAAAAGAGGCACGAATAGCTGGGTCGCTTTTGGAGACTTGGTAGCTTGATAAATGTCAAGACTCAATAAAAAATTTTTTAGCCGATTAGGTATCAGAAAAGTAGATGTACCCAACCTATCTGGATTAAATAGAGACCAGGCAATAGCTGTATTAAATGCCGTTGGCTTAGTGCCAGTAGATACTCCAACAAATACAGAAAATATTAATTTAAATCTAGGAATTGTTTCTCAATCGCAAGCTGCAGGATCTACGGTTTTAATTGGTTCACAAGTTTCTTTTAATTATTATAATTATGTAGCTCCACCAAACTTTAACCCAGGATTTAACCCAGGATTCAACCCAGGATTTGCTAACCCAGGATTTAACCCAGGATTTGGTGTTGTTTGTGATTATGTTGATGCACCAACTTACTGTACTGGTGTAGACTCTCAAGGCTACGGAGATGCTTATCAGCGGTCATGGACAGCTGGATGTCCAGATGTTTATTTAGGAAGAAGTTTCTGTGGTGTTCCTAACCCAGGATTTAACCCAGGATTCAACGAACCAGCATTCAACGAACCAGCATTCAACGAACCAGCATTTGACACACCGCTCTTTGGAGGATCTGGAGATCTGACTAATCTTGATCTTAGCGCACTATTTAGTTTTGGTGGCAAAAGCGTTGGCATTACAACTTTAGTTAGAACTACCGATGGTCTTGTTAAAGCAGGAGATTTACGAGTCGGAGACACTCTTTTATCTGCAAATATTGAAGGATTCCCTTATGAAGGAGATGAAGGAATAACTGCTCAAGCGATTGCTTGGTCAGATAATAATCCTAGCATAATCCCAGAAGTTACAACTATAGCTAATATCTATAAAACACAATCTGCATATGCGGTTGTAATTAATGAAGATATATTTTCTCAATACCACTATATTTTAATTAAAAGAAATGGCGTATCTAAGTTTGAAACTTCAGTAAATATAGTTAAAGAAACTGATTTGGTTTATTCATATGACACTAGCAGCTGGGAGCCTATTTATCTTTATGAAATAGTTCAGGCTCCACACGATATTATTTCTATCAACTGTGAGCCATACGATATGTTTTTTACAGAAAGGATGTTAACTCATGATTCAAGCGCAATATAATATTATAGAGATGAAAATGGTCGGAGAAAACCTTGTGCCCGTATTTTCTGCAATGCCTAATGAACTAAAGGGCTCCTGGATACATGTTACAAAATTAAACCATTCATCTATAAAATATGTAAGCGCAATTTATTTTAATGATGTGCATCCCGAAAACACTGTCGTTATTTCAGATTATTTTCCTACAGAATACCCAGACTTGTATTGCACCGTTAATAAAAATGGAAGAAATGAAAGAGTTTATGTAAATCCAAAATATAGAAAAATGGGGTTGCTGGGAGTTTCTGGATTAGTTGCTAGAGCAATATTTAATGATTATTTAAATATAATTATGGATGTGCCTTTAGATAGAAGCGAAAAAACTGAAAAAGCTACTAAATTAGTTAAAGATGTATGGCAAGAAAAAATAGAAAGCATTCCTCTAGAACAAAAATCATCAATATCAGTATTTGATATTGACCCGCCAAGAGATCCAGCTTATCCAGATGTTTGGCATGGCCACAGACCAGGAGGAAAAAATGGTTAATAAAATATTTTCAGAACAGGATATAAGTGTTTACAGTTTTTCATATATAAGAGACACAGAGCTTCAAGTTATGCTTTCAAGCTTTGAAGAGATTTCATGGATAGAAAGAGTAAATGGTTTTAAAGAAGGAATAATTAAAACAACAAACTTTAAAAATTTAAATTTAGAAAATAGGAGGCTATATATTAGCTATATTTCTGAAATAAATTCTTATCTTCATGACAGATCCCTTGCATTTGTTTATCCAATAGAGAATGTGTTTTTAAAAATAATTCCAGAAACATCATACATGCAAGAGTTTTTAAACCCAGGACTAATAGATACCATATCAATTATTTATATAGTAAATAGCAATCACACGGGATCTAATATTACATTCTTAAACAAAGATATTTCTATACCACTATCAAAAGGTAATTTAATAATTTTCCCATCTTCAGAAGAATATAGGTATAAGATTTCTGAAGTTTCTTCTGGAGAAATGATTGTTGGAGTTTCTTACGTAGAGGTTAAGAATGATTAATACAGAAAGTCAAAATAAAAACGAAAACGTTATATACAGAGAAAAAAGAAAAACAATCTCAGTTAAAGATAAATTTGATACACTGGGCCTATATGAAAAAATAATAAATGAATTAGATAAATCTGAAAAATTCTATGATTTCCCACATTCTAATGAAAAAGATATCAAGGTATACGATAAAAATAATTACAATCCATTTTTTATGCATGACGAACAAATGTATTTTCTTTTTCAAAAAGTATCTCTATTAATAAAAAATGCATGTGAAAAATATCAATTTAGCTACTTAAAAAATAAATATTTTATTTACTCTTCATTAATTGAAGACCAGGACCCGTCTTTATGGTATGATGCTGGTGGTACATCAAGACCCTCAATGTTTGGAATAATTTCTCTAGACTCAGAAAAAACAAGATTACTAATTAATGAAGAAGAGTTTGAGATAGAGCCTGGAGAAATTATTGTTTCGGAAGCGGGCAATAAAATTGTTTATTCTAATAGATTTAAATCAATAGTGTTTTATGTAAGCCCATTATCAGAAATAAAAAATCAGTATTCACAAAAGTGGATACCTTTAGTCTAAAATAAAAGGAGATATTATGATAATTGACACCCCAGCAATTGGAATAAAAATATATAGAAACGCTTTGCCAGAAGCAATGAACATTCCAGCAAGGCTAGAAAAGGTCTTAAGTTCAGGTAAAAGCTCAATGTTTAAGTGGTCGATTGCCACAGTTGGAGACCACGTACAAAAATTAGATTACAGAGATTGTGTCGATTTTAAAATCAAAAGAGATTCTTTGAGGCCAGGGAATGAACTATCTGACGAAATAATATCTGTTCATGATCAAATAACAGAAAAGCTTCAAGAGTGTTTAAAGGATTACATGAGAGCATACAATACGAACACACTGCACTACATGGAAGCTATAAACTTTGTTCGTTATGGAGAAGGACAGCATTTTAAAACACACCCAGACAGCGGCCCAAGCTATTCATGCGACGTATCTACTGTTATGTATTTAAATAGCGACTATGAGGGTGGAGAGCTGTACTTCCCCCATTTTGACTATACCTATGTTCCTCAATATGGCGACATTGTGCTATTCCCATCTAGCTATCTTTTTTCACATGCCGCCTTACCAGTAAAGTCTGGAATAAAGTATTCTGCAGTAACTATGTTTTCATATAACGATAGAAACCATCAAGATCATGGTAGGTATCAGGGCCAGGTTTCTAAAGTTCTATAGATAGGTAAAGAAACATTTAAGGTATAATTAGGGAAGAGGTGTAAGCAAATGGCAACAAATTTCCCAGCGTCTTTAGACGTTCTAGTTAACCCACAGCCGAATGATTCGGTTGAGGAAGTTTCCCATTCCGCCCAACATGCAAATGCCAACGATGCAATTGAGGCATTGGAGTCTAAGGTCGGTGCCAATAACTCTACCGACCCAAACTCTTTAGACTATAAGGTCAAAACACTTGAAACAAATATCCTAGATATTGAAGAGGTGGAAGATCTTGTCGGCGGCTTGCTTACCACTGGAACCCATAACAATATTACAGTAGCATACGACGATGTTGCTAGAAAAATAAATTTAACTGCTACCTATGACGATGAAGAGGTCATGGATGCAATTGCTACTTCTTTGACAGCAGGCAACGGAATAACAAAAACTTATGATGATGTTGCAAACACAATAACTTTAGCGGTAGATACCTCAGTTATGGCAGATAAGACCTACGTAAATACCGCAATATCAAACCTTGTAGATTCAGCACCAGGACTGCTAGACACTCTAAATGAAATTGCGGCAGCAATAGGAGACGATGCAAATTTTGCAACAACAATAACATCCGCTCTAGCAACAAAGTTAAATATTACAACAGCAGCAAGCACATACCTTTCAATAGCTGATGCCCCAGAGACAATATCAGATACAACAGGAGCAATGTTTGCACATAATGGGCATACAAATGTAGTTGCAACTTATGATGATACAACTAATAGGGTAAACCTTTCAGTAATTGCTCAATTAACACAAGAACAGGCTCAAGACTATATCGCTCCTCTTTTTGTACATAATTTAAATCCAAACATTACAGCAACCTATGATGATGAAGCAAACAAGCTAATACTAGAAACAATAATCCCTCCGTCTAAAGCTATTATGTCAGCTTCTGCCCCATCATCTCCGTCAGACGGTCAATTCTGGCTGGACACTGATGAATTTAGAAGTGGCACAACTAGAGCCCTCAAAGTATGGAATGCTTTAACTTCAACTTGGGAATACATAAGCTCAGACCTATCTCTTTCTACTACAAATACCTGGACCTCAAAGAATACTTATACAAACGGTATTATTATTGGTTTAGATGCCGCACCAACTACTCCAGTACACGGACAAATTTACTACAATAAAATTCTTAACAAGCTAAATGTTTGGGACGGCTTATTGTGGAAGGAAGTATCTGGTTCTGGCGGTGGTGGAGGCGGACTCACATTAATTCCAACAGATGCTTCTGCACCAGCAAGTACATTTTTCGTAGGTCTTATCGAGCCACCAGCGGGAGCAACAACTCTAGGAGATTTGTGGATAGACGTTGATGATGATGCTGGCGCAACAGAATTTATTTATGCTGGACCAGAAGCCCCAGCAAATTATAATACAGATACTCTTTGGATTGACACAGATGAACCGATAACAGAATTAATATATAGTGCAAATGAGCCAGCAACCCCTTCTTACACAGGAGAGCTTTGGATAGACTTAGATGATACTTCAGGACAGTCTATTGTCTCCTCTTTGACCCCTCCAACGCCTGCAGAAACAGATCTTTGGATAGACCTAGCAAACGAAGAGGGATACTTAGAGTATAAAGATTTATTTAAAAATGGAGCAGCGTCAGTTCAAGCTTTTTCAAATTTGCCTACTGCTTCTCTTTATCCAGGGGCAATGATATACGTAGTTTCACAAAAAACAATATATGTATCTGTTGATAATCAATGGAAAAAGATGTACCCAAACTCAGATTCAGAAGTCCTGTCTTGGATAGGATTTTGAACAAATTTATAGTATAATGACACTTGGAGGAATTATAATATGTCACTAAAGCGTTGGAATGGAACGGCCTGGGTTGTAGTAGCAGGATCACGACCAGGAGCACAAGGTCCTCAAGGTTTACCTGGACAAGCAGCAACAATATCTGTAGGCGCAGTAAACACATTACCTTCAGGATCAGCACCGACTGTTACAAATAGCGGAACATCTTCAGCGGCAATATTAAATTTTAGTCTTCCTACTGGAACGCAGGGCCCAGCGGGTGCTGCAGGTGCAGCGGGACCTCAAGGAACAGCTGGACAAAGAGGTTCATATAATTTCACTGGAATTGCAGATCCAACAGCACAAAACCCAGCAAACAAATTAGGTTTAGATAATTATTTAAATACAACAACGGGCGATTGGTTCCAATATAATTCAACTACATCGACATGGACATTACAGGGAAATATTAGAGGCCCACAAGGACAGCAGGGATTAACTGGAGCAACAGGTGCAGTTGGACCTTCTGGTAATGAACTAGCTAATGATATACTTAAGGAAACAACGGTAGCTAGGGTAGATGCAATGCTAAACCTAGGTCTATATTATCCAAAGTATACAAGTACTTTGACTCAAACAGAGTTGAACAGTAAATTTGCAGCAACAAGTTATTTATTTTAGGAGAATATAATGTCAAGAAGACAAATAGAACACGCATACTACGTATTTAAGCCAGAATTAGATCAGATTATTATTCCAAGAATAGTAAGACAAGATCGATTGATGCTTATCACAAATACGACACAAGGTAAGGTCATCTACAACTTCTCCGATCCTAATTTAACTGCAATATCTTTTTCAGTAGACAATGAAGTTGGCTATGAGCCAAAGACAATTATTACTCTTAAGTACAACTGTGCATCAATGGCTGCTACCGATCAACTTGCAATCATTGTTGACGAGCCAGCAGAAACAGTAACATTTACAGAGCCGCTTATGGATGCGGTAAATAAACTTAGAGTCGCCCCACCACAATCTTTAATGGATACAGACTTTGAATATGGTATTCAGAGCTCTAAGTGGGAAGCCTTGGTATTAACATCAAATTACCCATCATTCTTTTCTAGAGCAACAGGCGGAAACTCATTTGACGTAGTAAGCGTAACTGGCGATGGCGCAGCGCCAAGATCTACAGTTACTGTAGTTGTTTCTAGCCCAGCAACAGAACTTGTTGCAGGAGATGTTGTTTCACTTCAAGATACAAAAAATCCTTTAGCTGAAGGAACTTTCCCAGTTGAAACAGTAAGCGCAGACGGATTTACATTTACATATTTAGCAAGCGGAATTGTTTCTGGATCAATTTCAGATGGAAGCCTTACATCAGTTACTGGTGGAGGAATCTTCGATAACGCACACATTCCAGGCGGAAACGATTCTCTCGGACTTCAAGGATGGTCTGCAAACTCAGACGGAGCAGCACAATCTACAATTACAATTACAACAAGCACAGCTCATGGACTTCTTCCAGGAACACCAATTCTAATCGGAAGCCAGAATGCAAATTGCTCAATCAAGGGATCTTGGAGAATATTTAACGTCTCAAGTCCAAATCAAATGAAGTTTAAAATGGATTCACAGGTTTCTAACCCAATTGTCACAAATGGCGTAGGACTTTATGCAAAGCCAAATGGTTATGTTCAGCACAGACCACACGATGGAGGAGTTATTCTTTCAACAACAGACAATGTCTGTGGAGTAAGAGTTATTCGTCAAACACGTCGTCACTTTAGATATCAGTCAGGAAAGTCAATTCAGTTCTCAACTGGTGTAAAGTTTACCCCTACGTTTGACGTAGATCAGATATCTGTAGCTGGAGTTTTGATTGGAAATCAGGTTGTAACAGTCCGTACAATTCAAGATCACGGAATGCAACCAGGAGCAAAAATTAAGGTAGACGGAGTTCAAACAGCAGGAACTTACAACCCATGGAATGGCAAGTTTACGGTTACAAATGTTTTAGGAACAAATGAGTTCCAATATATAATGCCTATTACACAAAATTTAACTGCTACTGATCAGTTCCCAGGAGGAGTTGACGTAACAATTACTGTTTACAAGTGGGAAGGTGCTGCAACAAGAACTGGTATGTACAATGACCAAAACGGATTCTTCCTTGAATACGATGGCACATACCTATATGCGGTTAGAAGATTCTCTAAGAAAGATCTTTTTGGTAAAATTGCTGCAACTAAGTTTTCAAACACAATTACTGGTATAAATACAAGATTCAGAAAGCAGTTGCTGGTCGGAGACCAGATTGTTATTAAGGGAGCAAACTACACAGTTATTGAAATTGCATCAGACACTAATATGAAGGTTAGCCCTGCATATAAGGGAGATTCTCTAACAAACTCATCTTATGTTATAACTCAAGAAATTAGAGTTCCTCAGACCGAGTGGAACGTAGACAAGCTAGATGGTAAGGGACCTTCAGGATACACATTGGACCCAGCATTGATGCAGATGGCCTACATTGACTACACATGGTATGGTGCGGGATTTATTAGATTCGGATTTAGAGGCACAGAAGGAAATATTGTTTATTGCCACAAGATGCCTAACAACAATAGAAACACAGAAGCTTACATGCGTTCTGGAAACCTTCCAGCAAGATATGAAGCTATTAACTCACCATTCTTTAGCACAAAGCTAAAGGCGGGATCATCAGGAATTGTTGGATCTCCATTATCCCCAACAATGATTGTTATGTATGTTGATAGTGTTAAATTCTGGCCAGACCAAGGATTCTTGGTTATAAAAGACGACACCAATTTTGAAATTTGTTCTTATACAATTACTAATAGAGAATATAATGCAATTGCACAAGGATATCCTGTTAATATTAACAGAAGACAGCCAATGACCTCTTATCTACAGGGTCAGGCAGTTCAGCTATCAGGATCTTCTAGCAATGCAACATATCTTCCAGATAATACTATTACAAATGGAACTGGAACTGCACAAGTTTCTGTTCAAACAATTACAAATACCTGTGCTCCAGTAATTAGCCACTGGGGATCATCTGTTATCATGGACGGTAAGTTTGATGATGATAAGAACTTTATCTTTACCGCTGGTATGCAGAGATTCGTAAACGTTGCAGGTTCTGGTGAAGTTATTGCAAAGATTGCTTCAAAGTCTGCTACATCAGGTGTTGCAACAGTAACAACTGCTGCACCGCACCAGTTGCAGGTTGGATATCCAATTAGAATTTCTGACGTAAATACTTCAGCATCAATAACAAGTATTGTAAGAACTTCTGCATCTACAATAAGAGTTACAACTCAGGGTTCTCACAACTTTGTTCAAGACCAAAACGTAACTATATCAAATTCAGTTCTTTCTAGAAACCTTCAAAATGGACAGATTCAAACTACCGCAATAGTTGGTGTCTTGAACGGGATTAGAACAATATCTGCAGTGCCATCGTCAAACCAGTTCGATGTAATCCTTGCAGGTGTATATGGATACACTGCTCAGCCTCAAACAAATTCAAGCGCTGTAGAAAGTTCAACATTTAATGGAACATTTACAGTAAGCGCAGTAACAAGCAATACAATTCAGTACACGATACCATTTGGAACTACAATTCCAACAAGTATTGTTACCCCTCAAGGATCCGCTTCACAGAGCTTTGGTTCTTCAGCAATTGCAAGACCACTTCTTTCAATCAGAATTGCTCCTTCAGCAGATAATGGAATTGGAAGAAATTACGGTAAGAGAGAAACTCTTAACACTATGCAGCTAGCACTAAGTTCGCTTGGTATTCTTGCTCAGGGAGCATTCTTGATTCAGGGTATATATAACCCATCAGCTTTCCCTACTGGAGTAAACCTTCCAGGCGATTGGGAAACTATTAGAATCCCTGGTGGATCTCTAGCACAGGTTATCTACCATGATAATACTGGTAGAACAGGTTCTACTGTAACCAACCCTATAACAACAATCAGAGGTGGAGATCAGGCGTTTGCTTTCTACACCGACGGTACTGGTGGTACAAACTACTCAGCTACAACATTTGATTTGTCAAAGGTTAAGGATCTTGGAACATCAATTCTTTCTGGTGATGGAAACTTTAAAGCACCAGGATTCCCAAATGGTCCAGATATTTTAACAATCGTCGCAACAAACCTAGGATTAACATCTGGAGATATTTCAGCCCGTTTATCTTGGACAGAAGCTCAGGCATAAAAGGAGTATAAAATGGCAGTATCAGATGTCCCAATAATTGGCACGGCTACCAAAACTGGATCGACAACAGCAACAGTAGCATTTGCGGCACCACTTAATGATGGTGGCTCTACAATTACTAACTATACTGCCTTATCAACTCCTGGCAGTATAACTGCATCATCGGCAACATCTCCAATTACAGTCACAGGATTAAACCCTGGAACAGAATATACTTTTACTGTAACGGCTACAAATGGAGATGGCGTATCTGGTCCTTCTGCTCCAAGTAATAGCATTACAACAGATGCTGTTGTTCCTGATGCTCCAACTGTTGGAACAGCTACAAAAACTGGAACAACAACTGCAACTTTAGCATTTCTCCCACCAACTTCTAATGGTGGTAGGCCAGTTACTAGTTATACAGTAACTTCTCTTCCTGGTAGCATTACAGCTACTGGAACATCTTCTCCAGTTTCAATTACGGGACTGACTTCAGGAACACAATATACATTTACGGTAACAGCTACAAACTCTATTGGTACCTCTAGCCCCTCACAGGCAAGTAATGCTGTAACTACAGATTACGTAAATCCTAACAGCCCAGGTGCACCAACAATTGGAACTGCTGCAAAGACTGGTTCAACAACAGCAAATGTTCCATTCACAGCGCCAGCATCAGATGGCGGATATGCAATTACTACATACACTGCCATATCAACTCCTGGTGGTATTACTGGAACACTTTCTCAAGCAGGCAGCGGAACAGTTCCCGTTACTGGACTAACCCCTGGAACAGATTATACATTCGTAGTATTTGCAACAAACTCACAAGGCGCTGGTAGTAACTCATCTGCAAGTAATACAATTACAACAGATGCAGCAGCACCTAGCGCCCCTTTAAATCCTGTAGCTACTAAATTAAGCTCAACAACTGCAAGAGTTACGTTTAATGAGCCAGCTACAAGCAATGGAGCAGCAGTAACTACTTACACAGTTACATCAACTCCTGGAAATGTCACTGCCACTGGATCAGGATCTCCTATTACAGTTACAGGACTAACTGCTGCAACAGCCTATTCATTTACAGTAACAGCTACAAACTCCGCTGGCACATCTGTTGCCTCAGCGCCAAGTAATCAGATTGTTTCAGATGCCACAGTTCCTGGAGTACCAACTGTTGGTACAGCAGTAAAGCTAACATCAACATCAGCACGGATTCCATTTACGCCACCAGCTTCAAATGGTGGAGCAGCAATTTCTAACTACACAGTTACATCAACTCCTGGCAACATCGTTGCCTCATCAACAACATCACCTATTACTATTACAGGATTAACTCCTGCGACATCATACACATTTACCGTAAAGGCAACTAACTTTGTTGGAGACGGAAACGCTTCCGCTTCAAGTAACAGCATAACAACAGACGCAGCAGACGTATTTGCACCAGATGCCCCAACAATAGGAACAGCAACAAAAACAGGATCTACAACAGCAACTGCTGCGTTTACTGCTCCAGCTTCAAATGGTGGCGCAGCAATCATTGGATACATTGGTACATCAACCCCTGGTGGCATTATTGCTTCATCAACAACATCGCCAATGACTTTCACAGGATTAACTCCTGCTACACACTATACATTTAAGGTAAGAGCAGTTAACTCTGTTGGCACTGGACCTGAATCAGCTGCAAGTAATATTGTAAATACAGACAGTGCTCCTCCTGGACCACCAACTGTTGGAATTGCTTCAAAAACTGGAGCAACAACTGCAGTACTTGCATTTACTCCACCAACCGTAACTAACGGTCAGACAATTACTGGATACACTGTTTCATCAACCCCAATCGGTGGATCAGGTGCAGGAGCCACATCCCCAATACTTGTGACAGGTCTTACTCCAGCAACAGCCTACACCTTTAAGGTTAGAGCGATTACAAGCTCTTCTGAGGGTGAGCAATCAAATTCAAGTAATATTATTACAACTGACTTTGGAAGCTCAGCTAACTACGCTACATTGTCAAATCAAATTGAGACAATCAAGACAAAAATTAATGCTTTAACATCTACAAACTTAAATGCAGAGCAGATTTTGTATGTGTCAAAGTCTTTAGTTACTTTATCTGAGGCACTAGGCGTAGAAGATGTTGTTGAAGCCACCGCAAATGCAATTGAAAGAATTGATGATGCTGGAGCGGCAGCAATTACGCTTGTTAGCGGAACAGCTAATGGGGCAGCAGTTGCAAATCTAAGCAATAAGTATACTGCACTACAGGCAACATATGACAATATTAATCCTAGAGTAACCTCTCTTGAAGGAGTGATTACAAATCAAGAATCAAATATTGCATCAGCATCAGCCCTAGCAGTAAGCGCTGGATATAATCCATGGCAAATTTTAACAGCTAACAAGCTTCTAGTAAATAGAGATAGAGTTTTTGTTAACACACCAGCACTTGGCGGTGGAGTAGGTGGATTAACATTAACACTTCCAGCAGGACCTGCAATAGGACATGTTGTAGAGATAGTAGATATTTCTGGAAATGCATCAACAAACTTCTTTACTATAGCTAGAAATGGCGAAAGAATTCAAGGAGTAGAGGAAGACCTTATCTTCAACGTAAACAATAAGGCTATGAAATTAATATATTCAAATACTGCAAAAGGATGGAGAATCGCATAATGGCATCATTAGACACGCTTTTAACATTATCGTCAGGACTTAAAGCGTCCGAACTAGCAACTCTAGGAGTAACTGGAGCATCGCTAGGAATTACTCCAGCATCTCTTGGAGTGGTAGATGCAGAATCAAGAATGAATAGAGAAGTAACTGACGGCACACGTCGTCCTTACATGATCCCTACAATTACAACAGTAAATGAAAGAAACCAGTCATGGTGGCAAATTTGGTCATCTGGAGACCCATGGACAGGCTACTACAATTATTTAACTGGAACAACGCAGGCGGATTGCGAAAGAGCATTCTGGTTCTCTCTTGGAACAAATACTAGACAGAATACCGTAGGCTATGCTACAAGCTCATTTGACAACAATAGATTAATCTATGCAAAGAACTCTGTAGTAGGAAATGACGATGTTCATATTGCTCACGGAAGAAACTCCGCATACTCACCATTTAGACTAAGAACTATGTTCCTTAGAAATCATCATCCAACCCTACAAAAGACAGTATCGATGTGGGGAAGCTATTCAAATTACTGGGCATCTGGTCATGATGGCTCAGGAGTTTGTATTGGAACACCTAATACAAGCGGTAATTATAATACCGTTACTGATATTAGCTGGTCAGTTCCAGTAAATAGAACTGGTGGAAACTCATACTACCAGTGGTCATGGAACGTAACAATTCCAGCCAAGACAACTGTAGTTGTTGTACAAACTAATACAATGTACTACTGGCAGTCAGGGTATGTTCACTGGTACCTAGATCAAAATATGTTCTATGATTTGCATACTACATTTTCTGATTTCTGGATTCAGCCAGATCTTAAAATGACTCAAGCAGCACTTCAATATAATGATCAATTAAATGAATTTAACGTAAAAAGCTCCTGGCGCATTTGGGCCAGAACAGCAGAAATGTTTGGTAACCGATAATGTACTACATTAAATTTGACGCAAATAATATTCAAGAGCAGATGATTCTTTCCGAAGAAAATCCAGGTGCTGGATGGCACGGAGTCGGAGAAGATATTGATGGCAAGATGTTTAAATTAGTATCTGGAGCACCCATTGCTATGACAGACGAAGAGAAAGATGAATATTATCTTTCACTAAAAACTACATATTCATATGCTGCTCTAAGGGCAGATAGAAATGAAATGCTAATGAGATCAGACTGGACTCAATTACCAAATTCTGGTTTATCAGAAGCAAAAAGAGCAGAATGGGAAACCTATAGACAAGCGCTTAGGGACCTCCCAGAAACAATGACGGAAGACCTTGAATATACTCTTCCAGAGGTTCCAGCATAATGAATTTTATGATACAATATTCTAGAGGAGTAACAAAATGACAACACTTACCGCACAAATTGAGCTAGCAAAGACAAAGATCAATGCTTTGTCAGCAGCTACACTTACATCACAAGACATCGTATTCTTGGCTAAATCCCTTGAGTCCCTTGGATCACTCCTAGGAGTTAATGACATTGTGGCAGTAACAAATACAAAAATTTCAGAGATAACAAATGCATCTAGCGGACAGGTTCAAACAATTACTAATGCTGGGTCTTCTCAGGTAAATGCTGTGGTTACTTCTGGAAATCAACAAATCGCATTAGTACAATCAGCAGTAGATAACTACAATCTATTCGTAAACATGGGAGTAATATAAAATGGCACAAATTAGTTTACCAGCAAGAATATTCGGTGGAACAGTTCCAGTAACTGAATCTCAGGTGTATACAGTTCCAGCGGGAGAGACAGATGTAATTACATCTATTACCCTATGTAACACTACCGATGTTGCACAACAGTCAAGCGCAAAGTTTGCAGGAATTTTCTTTTACAAGAACATTGACCTAGCACCTCGTCAGATCACAGTTATAGATGTTAAGCAGGTTCTAAATGCAGGAGATGCAATTATTCTCAGTGCAGGTTTAGCAAACTCTGTTAACGTCTTTATCTCTGGCGTCAAAATAACAACAATTTAATTAAAAATATTTAGGAGAAATAAAAAATGGCAGTTGCAAATACAGTTACGCAAATTGTTCTACCTGGCATAGACAAGGTAGTTCAAGATCAGACCACGGCAGCACTGGCTTCAAACCCAACAGTCGCAGCGATCATATCAAATCTTGCACAGTCTGGAAGCACAGCGCAACTAAATGCAGCAATTGCAAACGCAAATGCCGTAGTTACAGAGCTTCCTTCTGTAAACGCTCTGCCTACATTTGCAACGTATTCATGCCGAGACAACAGACCGTTTTGGAATATTTACAACAGTAGATTCAGACCAATCGATGCAGGAAGCCAACACACTGACTCAGAACTTTGGGCACCATGGGCTGGATGGAACTATACAAACTCACTTATTGGCTCAAGCACAGTAACCACATCTTGGAGTCAAGCAACACCATTTCAGCAGGCAGACGGACACTGGATGATGAGACTTATGGCGGGTAACAGAACTTATACCGCAGTAAATCCTGATGTTATGCAGTCATACATGCCTTACTTTGGAGTTGTTATTGGAAAGCGTGGAATCAGACAGAACTTCTCTTTATTTAGCTCAAACAACACATTAAGAATTATGGAACGTGGAATTGCTGAAGGATATTACGAAACTATAAATCTTAACCAATCAATATATTCTACATGGACTGGACAGGGAGTAACCTATGGTTCAGCTGGCTACAACGATAGAACTAGAACGCTTGTAGTTATTCAAACAATAGATGCAAATAATAACTACAGAATGCACATCTGGAAGAACGAAGGAACAGATAGATCTTTAAATAGCGACAATTACTACCCAGGAACACTGGCTGCTTTCTTAAGAGAAGCAAAAACAGGCCTACTTGATGCAGGTCAAGGCGCTGGAGCGGTTAGCTATGCATTTAGAGATTTCCAGTGGCAAGCAAGCAACTCTCAGAGCTATGATGAATCAAGATATCGTATGCGTGTGGTAGTTGGAGATAATGGAATTATTGGAATGGCAAGAATGGTTCCTTCAAATCAAAGTCAATATGCAACATATAATCCAGCAACTTCACAACTGGTAACATCTTTTAATGCAATTGGACTTACAACTTCATATGGTATTGAGCAGGGTCAAAGATACGGAATGAGACATCAAATATCTTGGGACAATAACTGGGTGGCAGCGTATAACTGCTACTACTACTATGGCTCAGGCATGAATGTTTATTTCATTGATACAAGAGATCCTAGAAATTACTTTATTGGCCAACATGGAACTACAAGCCACGGATGCCAAATAGTTCCTTACCAAGAAGATAAATTCTTGTTTAACGATTCTACTCACAACGTTGACAACAACTACGGGCTAAGACTCTTTATTCAGGAGCCGCAAGCGGCGCTAGAAGGAAGAACTACGTCTTCAACTATAGCTAATGGTGGTAACTTAGGTTTAGTAAACAATCCACAGTGGGGTCTGTTTGATACAGACTACACAAGCACAAATTACCCAGGGCTCCAATCAATGGCGCACTGGACAAGAAGAGTATAAGGGGAAAAAAATGAAATTTAATTACTATGATGGAGTCGCATCCTTCAATGAAAACGGCGAATACGAGACAGACATTGTCACATCTTTGCCACATAGACTATCAGTTGTTGACGGAGTTGTTGTTGACAAATATCCAGGAATGACAGATAATGAAGTAAGGATTGCAGACCACGAAGCAGCACTTGAGCGTTTAGCACAAGATAGAGCTGAGTGGGATGAGTTGGATGACGAAATTAAAGCAAAAGTAGAGCGCCCAGCAGATTTGCCTGAGCTAGATCTACCAGAAGAGGAATAAAATGCCAATTACACAGACCCCTAATTCAGTAGTACCAGCACTTTGGACTTACACATATCTCCAGGCTCCAATCAATGGACAAGGAAAGCCATATTTTAATATCCCAGCTCAGTTTGTTGATCTAGGAACCAAGTCAAGCGGAACCCTTACCCTAGACTTAGCGGCTTCAAATGTTTTTAGAGTAATTGCTGGAGGTAACTTTACAGTAGCCTTTTCAAACATTGCAAATACAGCAAGCGTAGCACAATTCTGGCAGATGGAAATAAAGTCTGGCGGAAGCTATACTATCAACTGGCCAGCAGGAATTGTATGGGATGGTGGCGGTGCTTCAAACATTCAGCCAGTACTATCACTAGATACAACAGTTTTAAATTTTTACACTAGAAATAATGGAACAACAATCTTCGGATCATACGCATTCTCAGATTTGAAAATCTAACATAAATAGGAGAACAAAGTGGCAATATCAACAATAGCATCAAACAGTACCTCGGTAGCATTACCAGACTTAGACGTATCGGTTTTTAGCAATCTAAATGCTGGATTGAACACAAGCCCTCAGATGCTGTCTATCCTACTGTCATCTACAGCAGCAGTTAGCTTAAGCGCTTCTATTGCACAGGTAGACTTAATTGATGATAATATTAAAAATAATGCTGTTACAAAAAACCCACCACTTCCTACATGGGCTACCTATACAAATAGATCTAACGAGCCAGCATTTGTTACTTACGGCAGCAACATGCAGCCTATGTTTGGCGGATACTTAAGAGATGATACAGAAGGTCAAGACTGGCCTGATAGAGGTGCAAGATATACAAATACATCTCAAGGATCTAGAAGCACTGGACACTCTTCAGTAAAAGGAACTAACTTCCAGCAAGATGAAGGTAACTGGCTTGTACGTCTACCAGGACACGCCCCTGCTTCAGGTTCTGACGGTCAATTCTCACACTCAGTTTGGTACAACATGGTTAATGAGTACTGGCCATTCTTTGGAACAATGATTCAAAAATCAGGAGTTCGTCCAAGAAATTCAATTTATTACAGAAACAACAACTTAGGAATATATCCTAGAAGCGGAGTTTCTCCACTAGAGCATGTTCCTATGAGCAGCACATACGCATCATGGACCAACACTAATACTGGATACACAGCTATTTCTTACAACGTTAGAACTAATACTCTAGCAGTTTTAGAGCCTAGAGATAACTCAAACAACTACAGACTTCATGTATGGAAAAACGCAAACCCTAATAGAGATTTAGATTCAGAAAACTATACAGCTGGAACTATGCACAGATTTTTGTTAGAAGCAAAAACTGCGGGAACACCAACAGCATTGACACAAACAGCTTATTACTACTACAACGATTTTCAGTGGCAAGCTAGCTCATCTCAAAACTATGATGAGTCAAGAAGAAAAGCATACATTGTTATGGGAGATAACAACCTTGTTGGAATAGCAAGATTTGTTCCTTCAAACATAACTCACTATGCAACATTCCAGCCTAACTTTGCTACAACTTCTGGAACCCTAACTACCTTGAATGGTATTGGAAATACAACATCATACGGAATTGAGCAAGGCACTTACTTCGGTATGCGCTACATGCAGACTTGGGACAATAACTGGTTTGCAGCTTATGCGCCATATTACTACTATCAGTCAGGATTCAACTGTATTTGGTTTAACTCGCAAGACCCTTCAAAGTATTACATTTCACAATGGGGAAGCACCGACTGGGGAGCACAAATTGTTCCTTTCAAGAAGGATAAATTCCTTTTCCACGCAGGATCTTCTAACAACGACGGAAACGTAGGTATGAGACTATACGTTGTTGATTTAGGTGGACTTCTAAAATATGGACGGGACTCTGACGGAACAGCGCAGGCGAATGGTTCAAACATCAACCTTTTCAAGTCAACCTTCACATACTCATTTGATACAAGATATCAGTCTACAAATTATCCACTGATTGTTCCAATGGCTGAATGGACACACGGCTAAAATGTATTATGCGATACTTGACGGAGAAACTGTAAAGAGATCTGGAACACTAAACACTTTATTTCCAAATTCCTCTTTTCCACTTTCAGGTCCTAATGACGACTTTAAAGAAGAGAATGATCTAGTTGAGGTTTTAGAATATTTAGAGCATGACTCAGAAACACAGAAAATGATATTCTGCGACCCATACTTTTTAGATGGATCTGTTTATAGAGTTGAGCTTGTAGATTTTACTTCAGAAGAGCTAGAATCAAATCTGGCTGGTATTGAAGAATTTGAATCCTTACAGGGGGAATAATGTTAGTAAACCAGAGATCAGTATTTAAGAGATCAAGATACAGCCAGTTTGGCTTACAGCTATGGCTAGACGGCACAGCTGTTGATAACTTTGAAGTAACTCCTGTTACAAACAAATGCTTCCTAGCAAAAGAAAGATCTCAGTATCTAAGAAATTTTGTGCAGGCAACTCCAGCAAATCAGCCTACTTACGTAATAGCAGCAATTAACTCATTGCCAGCACTAAGATTTGATGGCGTAAACCAATTCATGACATTCTCAGACCCTACACTATCATGGCTTGCAAATACATCTTTTACATTTTTTTATGTTGCAACCAAAACAGCAAAGACTGGCAGCTCATTTGTTATCGGAGGACAAGGAGTGGCAACAAGATCTAACCTAGCTTTTGGTTATACTATTCCTACTTCATCCAGAGCTGTTTTTGGAAATGATGATATCAATGCTATTGTTCCAGCGGTAACTCCTGGACAACCAGAGCTTTATGCTATAAGATACGATAACACAAATAATAGAAGAGAAGTTAGAAGAAACGGTGTAACTGTAGCCCTTGGAGCCTCAGACGGAGCCCCATCTAACATGACAGGGCAGACAATCGGACGATACCTTTCTACATACGGACAGTTTGACCTAGGCGAAATACTTATTTACAACAGAGCAATAAGTGATTATGAAATGGGTCAGGTTGAAAGAGACCTTATTTCTAAGTGGACAATCGTCTAAGGATAAAAAATGGCATATGAACCCCAAAGATTTGTTGGCCCTTTAATACTAACTCAATTAGCAACTACCCCACTAGAGACCTTTGCTAACAAAGCAATTATAAAAAACATTATTGTTTCAAACATTTATAATGGAACATTAAAGTATTCTATCTATGTAGCCCCTGCTGGTGAAGACGCTCAAAATTATAACAAGGTTTTCCCAGACATGACAGCCCCAGAAAAATCTATTATCTCTCACGATGTTACAATAGTAGTAAATCCAGGAGACAGAATATTTGCTCAGGCTAGCATTCCAGGCGGTATCCTTCTTACCATTTCTGGCGTAGAAGTCATTCCTTAAACACTTCTTTGTAAGTGTAGTATAATATAATTATGAGTTATGAACTGAAGGTAATCAAAGATTATCCGATTGGCTTTTGGCCTCTGGATGAGTCTTCGGGTACCACTGCCGCAGATATCTCTGGATGTGGAAATAACGCTACTTATGTAGGGTCTCCTGCATCTAATATGCTGCCAATTATTCCAGGCGGCGGGTCAGGAACAAAGATAACCAATACTGCTTATATAACAGTACCAACATCAAAAGACTTCTATGGTTCATCTGTTTCAAATGGGCTAGGCAACAAATATTCTTCAGACAATGACTTTACATTAGAGCTATGGGTAAGTCCATCTATTCAGTCATCTAACCTAACAACCTTATTTGCAGACACTACAGATAAAATTGGTTTGTATTGGGAAAAGGGAGATGTCGTATTTAAGGTTACCGACACAGAACAAATTAGGTGGGCTACAACTTATACCAAAAAGGCAATGCATATTGTAGGCATATATTCCGTAAGCTCTATTTCTTTATATATCGACGGAACTCAAGTAGCAAATAAAACCATAGACTCTAATTTTAAATTTACAAATACATCGCTAGATCTACAGATAGGACCAACTTCAGATGCGGGAGACTACCTTGTAGTAGATGCTCCAGCAGTTTATCGATATGGACTAAACGAGGCATCTATTAAAAGACATTATAACGATGCTAATTATTACATTCAGCCAATACATGTTGTTAACCCAGAAGAAGGAGTTTTATTTTCTTGCTCTGACAGAACAAATAGAATAGATTTTAGTTACACCTATGGGGTCGATACCGAATGGGATAGCCTTATAGATTCAAATACTTATTATGACGACAAAGGAAAGTATATTGGATTTATCCCAACCTCTACCCCCCAATCAAAATCATATGTAATTGATGACTTTATTTTCATTCCAATGGAGTCAGGTTTTGTAAATTCTAAAATTGAATGGCGTAATGAATTAGGTATATCCGTTCAGACTAGCACTGATGGGGTAAGCTACCTAAACTGTGTAAATGGAGAAGCGGTGCCTCAGTATAGAAAGGGAAACTTTAATACAAGCGGTCTTCTATATATTAAAATAACTATGTCTACCACAGACGCCAGCAAGTTCTTGCCAAGATTATCGTTTTTTTCAATTAAGTTTTATAGCCAGTCTAAAATTTATGCTGATAATTTTAATAGTTATATTGAATCTAGCAATCAATTTGCCATAGGGTCCTTAAACTACTCTCCCCTGATGAGACATTATAATAATGGGATTAGGCCAAATTCAGGATATGGATTTGATATAAGTCCTAATTCAATTATAAATACAGTAGAGATGTTTTTTACTCCTAAAACAAATGGAGCCAATACTTTATTCTATGATCCAATAACTGGCACCAAGTATGCCTGGAATGGGTCTGGCGTGGTCTCTAAGGCCTCTATAAGCAAAGTTTATATCAATGGGGTAGATAAGACCTCACAGACCAATATAAGCAATTTCCTGGTCGCTGGAGAGCCTCACCACGTAGTTCTTGTATTTGATGGGGCTGTAAATGGACCCATTCAGTTTAATTATGAAAATACAGGCGGCCCAGATAATTTATACAACAACATATCGCTATATAATAGAGAGCTTACTCAGTCAGACGTTACTACCCATTTTGATTTATATTGCGGAAGACCTGCTTCTACAATAATAGATCCAGTAATGAGCCTGACAGAATTGCCTGCTGAATACTATGACAATGACTGGGTTGTGGTTCAAAGCGTATAAATTTGTCACATTGAGTGACAAAAAGCTGGACTTAGACAGTAAATAATGGTAAAATAAAACTTATGGAAATGAATAACATACGTCGTCAAGTAATAGAAGAATCACCACTTGGGATATATGTGTGGGAAATGCCTGATGGCAGATGGATTGGAGATGACGATGGGAACTTTCTTTCAGTCACGGCCAAAAAAGGAAATAGATCCCTCATCGATGCTTTGGCTAGAGAAGTTCGCTCATATGGCATATATGAAGGCGGGCCTAAGTTTCTTTCCGCTAGGCGCAAAATTAACGACGAAGAATTTGCAGAACAAAAGCAAAGACTTGAATGGGGACTAGTTCCAGATCCATTTGATATTGGAAACTATAAAGACGAAATTAAAAAGTTAGGTAAATTGAAATGACAAAGTATGTAGAAGATGATGACTCTCAGGATATTGTAGTTTCAAACGTAGCGGACTGGATGAAGTTTAATACTCCAAGAGAAGAAACAACTACAGATTTATTTAAAGTAAGTGGAGAAGAGCTTACAAAGATTTCAGGGCTTAGCCCAGCATTTCGTCGCAAGATGAATAGAGACCTTCAAAAAAGATTCCAGGGTATTGATGGAACAGAAACTCAGCAGAACTTATTGCAGCAAGCAGTTACTGGCTACGCAATGTTTGATCTTGTTGAGCCTCCATACAACCTAGACTACCTATCAACTATTTACGAAATTTCCCCATACAACTATTCAGCAATTAATGCTAAGGTTTCAAATATTGTGGGTCTTGGACACGACTTTATTGAAACACGTAAGACGCAAGAAGCTTTTGATAATATTACAGATGATAAGTCATTAGAACGTGCCCGTCGTAAATTAAATCGTCTTCGCCAAGATCTTTATGACTGGCTAGAAGAATGTAATGAAGAAGAAACATTTACTGAAACTTTAATTAAGGCTTACACAGATGTTGAAGCAACAGGTAATGGCTACATTGAAATCGGAAGAACGTCAGCAGGTAAGATTGGATATATTGGACATATCCCAGCAAAGACAATGCGTGTGCGCCGCCTACGTGATGGCTTTATTCAATTGCTTTATGGCAAGGCAGTTTTCTTCCGCACATTTGGAGATCAAGAAACAGAGAATCCAATTGCAGGCGGGCTAGATAGACCGAATGAAATTATTCACCTAAAGAAGTATACGCCTACAAATAACTATTACGGTATCCCAGACATTGTGGCCTCATCAAATGCTATGGCAGGAAATGAATTTGCTGGAAAGTATAACCTAGATTACTTTGAAAACAAAGCAGTCCCTCGCTATATTATTACAGTAAAAGGAGCAAAGCTTTCTACGGAGTCTGAGCGTAAGCTACTTGAGTTTTTCCAGGTTGGGTTAAGAGGAAAGAATCACAGATCCCTTTATATTCCGCTTCCACCAGATTCCCCAGATTCTAAAACTGAATTTAAGATGGAGCCAATTGAGGCAGGAACTCAAGAGTCTTCATTTAACGTATATCGTAAATCAAATAGAGACGAAATCCTTCTATCCCACCGTGTGCCAATTAATAAAATTGGAACCCCAGAAGGAGTTAACTTGGCGGTGGCAAGAGATGCCGATAAGACATTTAGAGAGCAAGTATGTCGTCCAGCACAAATGAATTTGGAAAAGAAATTAAATAAGATCATTGAAGAGATGACAGATGCCCTTATTCTTAAATTTAATGAGCTTACCCTGACAGATGAAGACACTCAATCTAAAATTGATGAGCGTTATTTAAGAATGCAGGTAGTGACTCCTAATGAAATAAGAATTAGAATGGGCATGGTTCCACTTGAGGGTGGAGATAAAGTTGTTGAATTAAAGCCACAGGCACAGGCAGAGACCAGAGCACAGGCAGGCAAAACCAGAACTAGAGATTCTGAAAGGTCTGCAAATTCCCCCGATATTTCTGGAGAGGGAAGAAATGCTCAAGGAGATGGAAGACAAGTCGACTAACCCTGCTCAACCATTATTTGCCTTATATACGATAACGTTATAAAATTAAGCATATGAACATTGAAAAATCCTTATGGTCTTCCAATGGCGATCAGATAGTTTTATCGGTCCCATTTACAAAAGTCAACCGTGAAAAGCGTACTGTCTCGGGCTTTGCAACACTAGACAACGTTGATCAGACAGGTGACGTAGTTACCATGGAAGCAAGCATTAAAGCTTTTGAAAATTTCCGTGGAAACATTCGTGAGATGCACAGCTCAAACGCAGTAGGCAAAATGATTTCATTTAAGCCAGAAACATACTATGATGCAAAGTCACAAGAATTTTACAACGGAGTTTATGTAGATGCATATGTTTCAAAAGGCGCTCAGGATACCTGGGAAAAAGTTCTAGACGGAACACTAACAGGATTTTCAATCGGCGGAAAGATCATTGAATCAGACAACGAAGTTAACAAGTCAACTGGCAAGACTACAAGATTTATCAAAGATTACTCATTGATGGAACTTTCAATTGTCGACTCTCCAGCAAACGAACTTTGCAACATCTTGTCTATATCTAAGATGAATGGCGAACTAATATTTAAAGGAATAGCAACTGAGGTTAAAGCAGAAAACATTTTTTATTGTGCAGACTCAGACTCAGTATTTATTTCAACAGAAGCATCATACGATTCCCCAGTTACAGGAAAACCTGCAACACTAATTGGATGGGTAGAGTCAAACGATGTTAACAAAGCAAAAGAAATAAACAAGATTCTTGATTTACATAAAAAATCAAGATTGTCCACGCCTGAAACACAAATTGCAAAACAGGCAGACATAGAAGGAGGTAATGAAGTGTCAGAGAATACAGAAAACACAACAGTCGAAGAGACTGTAGTAGCAGAAGCACCAGTTGTTGCTGAAGAAGCACCAGCAGTTGAAGAAGCACCAGTAGAAGACGCTCCTGCCGAAACTCTAGAAAAAGCAGCCGATGTATCAGAAGTTATGGTTGATGAACCTGATTTTGCTAAAATGCTTGGCGACCTTAAGGGATTTTTCTCAGAGACATTGAATAAAGCTACAGAAGCAAATGCAGTACAGGTTTCAACAATTAAAGATACAGTTGAAGCGTTCAGCAAGAGCGTAGATAGCCGAATTTCAGAGTTGGCAGAACAACACACAGCACTCTCAACTGCTGTTGAAAATATCAAGAACACGATTGATGGTGTACAGAAGCGTGTCGATGCAGTAGAATCAGAGACTGCAATTAAGAAGTCCTCTGACCTTGGCGGGTCTCAGGAAGTAATGATCAAAAAATCAAAGTGGAACGGTTCTTTCCTTGGTTCCGTGAACGAAATTTTTAACTAAAATAAAGGTAGGTGAAAATATAAAATGAGTAATGAAAACTTAGAAAAAGCTATCGCTGCAGGTACAACTGCAACAGGTACTTTTGCAGGAGTTACAGGTGTCGGCGGTCAGCATAAAGCTGGCGAGTCAGGCAATGCTGGTCTCCTAAACGCAGAACAATCAGCTCGCTTCCTGGACTACATGTTCGACGCTACCGTAATTGGTAAGGTCGCCCGTACAGTTCGTATGAAGGCAGACACATCTGAGATTGATCGTATGTCCGTTGGTGAGAAGCTTATGAAGCTTGCAACCGAAGGTGACAATACAGCCGTAAATGGCGCAGTAACTTTCTCAAAAATCTCTTTGACAACAAAGAAACTCCGCATGGATTGGGAGCTTTCAACAGAGTCTCTAGAAGATAACATCGAAGGTGCAGATCTTGAAGATCATATTGCACGTTTGATGGCAACACAGGCAGGTAATGACATTGAAGATGTAATCCTCAATGGAGATACTGCACTAACAGGCGATGCCCTATACAAGTCATTTGATGGCGTTGTAAAGAAGGCAAAGGCTAATGCACACGTAGTAGATGCTCTTGGAGCAGGCGTAAGCCGTGAGTTGTTTAACAAGGCACTCAAGGCAATGCCACGTAAGTACAAGCAACGTCGTGCAGACCTTCGCTTCCTAGCAGGATCAAACCTGATTCAGGATTTCCTATATGCTAACAGCATTGGAACAAACCAAACAATTCCACAAGATATCGCATCAAGCGTAATCCGTGGTGGAACTGCACCTCTAGGTGGACCAGCAGGATATGTGGCACCATTCGCATTCGGTATTCCGATTGTTGAAGTACCACTTCTTAATGAGACACAGACAGGTTCATACACATCTCCATCAGGAGTACACGGCGACGTCCACTTGACATTCCCAAATAACGTAGTTATTGGTATCAAGCGTGATGTAACAGTTTACCGCTTCTTCGAGCCACGTAAGGACTCAATCGAGTACACATTGTATACTCGTGTTGGCGTTCAAATCGAGCAGGCAGACGCCTGGGTAGTTGTTCGCAACGTTAAGGTTGCTTCCTAATTAATTAGGATTTAACCAGCTGGAAAGGCCCCCAATTAATTTTGGGGGCTTTTCATTTTAATTTAACAATGCTATAATTGCTTTAAGTAGAAATAGGAGATTTGCATGTCATTTGAGACATTAAAGATATCAGAGCTAAAAAAGATTGCAGAAGACTTTGCAGTCGATGCCGACGGCCTAAAGACTAAAGCCGACATTGTTGCCGCTCTTGCAGAAGAGGGCGTTACTTGGTCTGTATATAACAGCACTATTAAAAAGATAGAAGAAGAGTCAGAAGATATGTCAGTAGAAATATTGCCAAAGTTTGATCCAAAAGCAGCACAGCCAGAAAACACAGTATTAGTAAGAATGACAAGAGAGAACTTTAGATTTGATATTATGGGAGTCACCTTCACAAAAGAACACCCATTCGTAGCAGTATCTGAAGATGTAGCACAAGAAATTTTTGATAAGGAGGAGGGCTTTAGATTAGCGTCTCCCAGAGAAGTACAGGAGTACTACAGTTAATCTAAGCCTATAAAATGGCAGAGATATTAATTAATTCACAATCACCGATTGTCCATCAGATCTTTTGGAATGGTGACATTGCAGTTGCTGACGCTTTACCTGTTGTAAAAATATATGACGTAACGCTAGATGCAAGAGTTAGCCCTGCCGTACTCCCAACAACCGTACTTGCAACAATAACCTCTACACTAGACGAAAATAATCCTGGAACGTATGTGGTTAACGTGCCCTATGCTCTTACAAATAGAAACAAAACATTAAAGGTAAATTGGGAATACTCCGTAGGAGGGGTGGCGGTAGTAAGATCAGATGATGTACAGGTAGTAACTCCATACATAGACTTCAACTATATTCAAGATCTTGGATATAGCACAGATTCTTCAGACCCGTCATATAAGTCTTACAAAGAATTAATTAGAGCAGAAAGATATGCTCGTAAACAAATAGAAGAATATACAGGTCAGAAGTTTTATCTCTATGACGAGACCTTGACGGTATATGGGTATGAGTATGATACTCTTCCATTGCCAGCTAAAATTTATCAACTTCACACATTGTCTGTAAACGACATACTTCTCAGAGACAATATTAATAATATTGATAATTGGAACTTCCCAGTTCAAATTTCTGAGAGCGGATATTCAATTAGAATCAATAGAGCAGGAATGGTAGACAATACCGTATATACTGCTAACGGAATGGTTCCTCCAAGTATTCACGATTATTCAGGAGTGTTTCACTCTGGAGTTCCTTACAAAGTATTTGCAAGATTTGGCTGGGAGAAAGTTCCTGAGAACGTAGAATTAGCAACAGCTGAATTGATGAAAGATTATTTT